CAACTCCACCAGTTACTGCAGTAATTTTTACAAACACATCGTGAGTAATATCTTCGCCCAGTGGAATAAAATCGCTACCAGATATTTTAACAACATCATTGACCGAATATAATTGAGAATTGTCTGTGGATGAAAGGCTGATATTGCTGATAATATTATTTGTAATTACAACATCAAAATTCGCACCAAATCCTAATCCATTATTTAATACTGCATCTTGTCTCTGCAGATCTACTATTGCAGGGAATATAGAAGTGGTATCAGCTGTAGTATTTATTACTGACACTCCAGTAATCTCTCCATTCGCACCCACTGATGTAATTGATAAATCTAAATCTTGTCTAACTCTTGTTTCTGTTAGATCGCCTTGATTTATATTGACAATATTCCCCAAAGGAAATTCCACAGGCATCATTGAAGATTTGTGTCTATATGAAAGTGCATTTACCTTTTTATCTAAAAAATAACCTTGATATTGATTATCATTTCTAAATAAGATTTGGTCGGTTCCAAGAAATGCTTCATAATCATATAGAATGAAAACATCATCATATTTTGTGTCTATATTTTCTATAGAAACTATAGTGTTTGTTGAATTTGCTGGATATATATCTCCGCTCAAAGAAATATCAAAAACAGTCATGGGATATTCTAGAGACTCAGGGTTTTGATTAAATATAACTTCATAATTTGTTGTAGTTGAACTTATATCAGCAACTTCACCAAGGCCACCAGACCCCAATGTACCAGTATCTGCAAATTCAATCTGTTCTCCAGTAATATATCCTTCGCCAGAACCAATAATTTCAATTTCTTCTATGTGGCCAGGGGTTGTGTGTTCTATAAGAGCAGAAAATCCTGTGCCAGAACCAGCGTCTGAAATATATGGAGTCAATCCTCGATTTCTTGGATAATCTGTGCCTGGGTTTGTTATTTCAAATCCAACGACACATTCATACAACTCTTCTTCATAACTCGTATTATTTGTTTGAAAAATTTCAATTTTTTCTTTGCTAGAGAATTCTCCGATAATATTAGTTATAAAATATTCTCTAACTGAATTATTTCCCAATTTAAAATCTTTATAGTATTCTACAATACCTTCCGCATTGGAAGTTTTTCCAACGACTTTATATGGAGTTTCGATTTTCGGATCCGTAGGAACACTTCTAGTATATGGAATTGCTCTAAGACTTTTATTAGAATCCCAAACATTATTACTCAACTTAAATATATTTGTTTTGGGGTAGTAAATATCAATATCTTCATTAAATATAGCACGAAATAAAAACTTAAAAGATGGTTCTGTACCTTTTGATTGGTAGAACTCTTTCATAAACTTTAAAAAATTCTTCTGATTTGTGTAGCTGGTTTTTTTAACTGAAGCATCACTAACAATTTTCTTTACAGCATCTTCTGTGTCTGCAGTAGCAGTTGTTGCCAACAAAGACTGGATATAAAATCTAACTTTTATTAAGTCGTTACTAGTTGGTTTTTGTGGATCACCATTACTGTCTATGAATTTTATTTGATTATTATCTAAAATATAATCAACATTTTCTACTAACTCAACATAACTGCCCAATGCCCCACCAGACTGTAGTTCAGGATCGGTGAGATGTTCTACAATTGCATCTAAAGTAGTTCCTGTTCCTCTGGCAGACCCAGCTGCATTAGAAAAAACTCTAATATCAACAACAGAACTATCGTCATTTGGATTGCCAAGATAATATATAGGACTGAAATAATTTAATTTAAAAGTATGGTTATTTCCATCTGCAAAAAAGTGCTGATCAGATGTAGTTTCAGTTAAAGATTGAGTATCTGCTTCTACATTTTCATCTGAAAACTGTAAACCTTTTATTCTTGTAATATTTGGGAAACTATCAGCAAGTTCACTTTTAAACATTGAAACGAATAAATCAAGAGTTTGATCTAGGTCAGTATAATCTACGATTTTATTAGTAACTTGTGATACATTACTTTCTTTAGCCATCCACTCATAATAAAGTTCTAAAAACTTAACAAACTTACCATATTCTTCATCACTAGAAATATAGAAAGGAAGTTGTTCTCTGATGTAGGCTGATATGTTTTTAATATTTTCTTGCATTTTTAGTAACCATTACCACTACTGGAGCTTGATCCGCTCGATCCGGCAGATGTTTGAGAACTATCACCATATACTCTAGTTATTGAGCCACTGCTTCCACTGGATATAGAAGCAGAGTTTGTATTGTAAGAAGTAGAAACATTTCTAGAAACCACGACTCTCTGTGTTGAGATGTCATAGTTTTCATTGAATTCGTCCGTATCTTCAATAAGATTAACTTCCAATTCATCCATATCAATATAAATTATTTGATTTCTTACAGGAAAAATATCATTTGATGCTGGAGTACATGCAATTCCTATCATATCACCACCCAAAACTCCTGTAACATTTAAGTCTGGAATATCAACCAATCCTGTTGCGTAATTTACAGTACCGATAGAATTTAATGCATAAATCCTTGTTCCAAAATTATTTATGTTATACATTCTAATACTTCCAAGGCCATTATCGTCTATGTAAAATGGAAGTTCATTTCCAGAAACATAAAATGCGTTTGAGTATATGGAATTCGGAGAAATATTATTACTAAAATTAAAAGAATATTTACTTGATGTATTTACTGTAGCGGATTGTTCATTTATCATTATAATTGTAGTTAAGTTATTGGTAATACTCTCATCAGTTTGGTCAATTTTGGCTAAGAATTGTGAATATCTGAAATAACTGTTAAAATCATTCAAAAATTTACTATTATAATCTATAATAGAATTTTTAACAGCAGCCGTCAAATCTGCAGTATCTAATAAAGTAGACTCGTTATCATATTTTACTTGAGTGTTGATTTTTAATTTAATGAAATCTGGATCAACAATGTCAGGAGTAAGTCCTAAAACAGAATAATTTTTAACTAAAGAATTCTTTACAGAAACTTTTTCTTGCTCAGACAAATATAATCCACTATTTGGTTTAATAGAAATAAATATTCTACCATATTGTGGAGGGTCATTATCTTCACCACCCCAAACATTCATTGAAGCTGTCTGTGGATAAATTTTTGGGATAATTGTCATGTAATCTCTAGAAGTTACTGCACGATTTTGTCCTTCAAAAGTTCTTGGAGCATAAAATTTAATCGATTCTATACTCTCTTTATCAGAACCGCCATAAGTTCTGCCAATTATAGATAAATTATTTGGAAAAACAGTAGGAGTTGCTGCCCGTATATTATCAGGAACATCTTTTCCCAACATTGTCATCTGGCCAGTAAGTCCATTTACTGCAGCGCCCGCAGAAGTAATATATCTAATAGTAAGTTCATTTCCAGATACTAGATTTTTTCCAAGAACTCCATCTCCAAACAAAACCTCATAATTACCATCAGCAGATTCTTGTAAAAAATATCTAGTGGAAATATCAGTCAATGACATCGTATCATCATTTAATGTATACTCTTCTATGAAATCACTAAATTTATTTTCTTTAACAAAAACTTTCAATGTTGAAGTATCAACATTTGGATTTGATATCAAAAATCTTTGGTTTACATCAGAAGTATCTACAATATAACTTTCAGTTACTAAACTACCTTGGATTACTTCAAGGTCAAATATTTCGTAAATGTGTCTAAACTGTCCATTTCCAATATCAATTGGATCTTGTGAACGGTTGACTACTCTCGAAACTGATGGCACAAATCTATAGTCAACTCCATCAACTGATAATTTAAATACAAAATTACTATCGATTTTAATATTTGCAAACTTAGTATTTGATTTATCTCCGATTCTATTCTCAATCATAAAAACTGATGATAATGTTGCCTTTGCAGATCTTGTAGAGGTTGGAGTATATCCGAGCAATTTTGCTTTGGATACCACATTGTCTCTAATTCTGGCAGTGTCTAAAAACATTTCATTTGCCATCATATTCAAATAGAATGAGTTATAATATGTATTATATCCTAAGATATCTGTAAGAGTATCTAGTGCAGAACCTTCAAAGTTATAATCTTTAAAAGTTTCATCCGATTTCATATAATCTTTTATAGAGGATTTTATAGCCTCAAAATCTAATTCAGATATATTAATGTTTTTTGCCATCTATCTTACTCTTTTTACTTTTAAAGTATAGTCAAATACTTCTGTTGCCGGTGGTACTTTATATTTAATTTCAATATTCAACTGATTATTATCAATTGCCCTAGTCACAGAACCTTTTCCATATCTGTTTTTTCCATCACCAATAAATTGAACATCTGTAACCACAACTCTAGGTTCATATTCTGCTATAGTCAATCTTATAGTTTCTTTTATATTTATTTCGTCTGGAATGGACATATATTCAATATCTGATATCAATTCAAAAAGATTTCCGTACATATTACCACCAAAATTCTGAAAGAAAGGTTTTTCGCCTTTATTGGTTAGTAAAATATTCACAAGACTCTGTTCAATTGAAGGGAATTTATTTTGCTCAGGAATATCCTTTTTAATCTTTATATCTCCAGAAGACATTCTGGTAAATTTTAAATCAAAATCTTTATTAGTTACTAGTGTCATTTTTCTTCCTATGGATTTAAATCAATTTTTGGGGCTTTAATCGTAGTATTTCCACCAGATTCGGTATCTAGAGTTTTTCCTATTTTAGCATCCACTGCACCAGTAACATTAATATTGACATCTTTATCTACAACAATATTTAGGTTTCCTTTTACATAAATATTATTATCGCCAAAAACAATTTCATAATTGTCTTTTACTATCTTAGTGACCATACTACCATCTGGATGCATTTCTTGAAAAGTTCCAGTTTTATGCATTACATTAATTCTTTCAGCCCCGGGCGTATCATCAAACTCTTGGACATGACCAGACTCTGTAAATAATACTTTATTGTGGGGATATTTCGCCGCGTATGGATTTTCTGGTTCTTCGAATAAGTCAGTTTTATCTCTAGTCTTTTCTTTTTGTTGAACTGAATATGGTTTATCTTCAGTGGCGATTCCAGACGCACCAGAACCCTTTGCGTTTGTTGTATAACCATCTGTAGTGGTTGCAGCAGCTGC